TGACGGCTATGGTAGGTATAACAACTATAATAGTTATAACTATTCTGATGGAATGTCTAAGAGCTTAACATGGGCTGAAATGCAAGCAGTTGATGATGTCTATGAAGAGTTTGAAACTGGAAAGTTGACAAAAGGAAAATTCGATGCTGAAATGAAAAAGTATGGGATTGACCCGCTCAAGTATTTCCTAGGAGAGCCTAGTGGACCAGCCGAATAGGTTTTTACGGAACAAGGACCTGATAGACCAGGCGTATCTCAATGAAGTTCATGTGATAGGAGCAGGGGGCATCGGTTCATCCGTTGTCCCCTTGCTGTCTATTATGGGATTTAAACATGTAGTCGTTTATGACCATGATAAATTAGAGGAACATAATTTATCATCAAGTTTGTATCCCACAATGTTCTTAGACACGAACAAAGCTGAAGCAGCTGTCATACAAGCAAGAGAGTATAATCCAAACATTCATGCTGATAATTTTGGTGAATGGTGGAGTTATATGTGGGATGACAAAACTGGAATGGGAAATAAATATGACTTGAGAAAAGTTATAGTTTGTCCAGATAATATGGAAGTAAGGATAGATGCTTATAATGCATGGAAAGTGTATATAGAAAGCAACCCTTGTATTAGCAATACAGCATTCTTTATTGACATAAGAATGGACGCTTTGGCACTTGAAGTGATTACTGTAACTCCATATAATATGGATGCTTACGAGAATTACTGGAAGCCGTCAAAGGATATTGAAGATGCTCCGTGTACTATGAAGCATACAATATTTACTTCATCAATTTCAGCTGGTTTTGGAGTTAACCAAGTATTTAATGTACTTGGAAAGAGGCCTTTTAATGAGTATATTTGGATAGGTTTGGTGCCTTTACAAATTAAGAAGAAAGGTCTTATTGTTCCTAAATAGATATAAAGCTGCGTGGCTGGTATTGTAATGACCCTGTTGTTATTATAATCAAATGAAACGGTATGTTCCTCCTTTCTAGTCACGCAGATTTATAATTGGAGTAGTATGAAAAAGAAAACTGGTCCGAAAGAACGATATCAATCAGATCAAAAATCTTATTATATCAGAAATTGGAAATGGCCTTACAATGATGAGAATGATCCATCATATATTAAGGATAAAAGAGAACTCTTTGAAAGAAACCAAAATGGATGGTTTGTTTATTCAGGAGTTAAAGGTATTAAAATACCAAAAGAGTATCAGAGTAAAAATGATTGGAGGAATAGGTAATGAAAACACCTACGGTAAACATTCATGGCAAAGAATATGTAATGGTAAAGGACAGAATTGTTGCCTTTTACAATGCATATCCTTATGGTTGCATTAGAACAGAACTTGTTGACTACAAAGATGGTGATTGGATAGTAAAAGCATATTGTTTTACGAATCCAAACGAGCATCCTGAAACTTATTGTACAGGCCTCGCACATGAATCTCATGGGAGTAGTCAAATTAACCAGACTAGTGCTCTGGAAAACTGCGAAACTTCGGCTGTAGGCCGTTGTCTAGCGATGGCTGGCTTTGGGACTGAAGAGTCTATCGCGTCAGCTGAAGAGGTGAAAAATGCTATTCATCAACAAGGGCATTCTACACCTAACAAGGCACTGGCTAGATAAGGAGGTGTCACTATGGCACATTACAGACCACAAGCAACAGAAGGAGCACGCTCATTTAAAAGCAAAGCTCCTTGGTTAGGTTATCAAAGTGCTTGTATTCGTGAATTTAGGGATAAAACCAGTGAGTATGACTGGGCTGACCTGTATCTGGAAATAGAACTCCAGACTGAAGGAAGTCAGTATCCCCAGAATATGAGAATATTTGGTAGCTTTGATAAAAATCCTGACGGTACCATTAAAAAGAATACGCTTTTAAACAGAATTACGTATTTAGTAGATGCTACCGGCTGGAAAGGCGGCGTTGATAAGAATGGAAATTGGGTAGATGATGATGGTGAGATTACTGATCTTGCTGCAACATTAAATGCTCACTTTGCTGTTCCCAAAGACGTGGACCCTGAGTATAAATACTTAGTCTATGTTTACAAAGAATGGGTAGTAAACAAAGACACGGGAGAAGGTAAAGCCTTCACCAGAGTAGATCCCCGGTTAACAGATAGTACTGATCATACGGCCGTTACTAAGTTTAAGGATTATATAAAATTCCTAAAAGCTAAGGGCATTATAAACGAGTACTTTCCACCGGATAATGATGATGAAGGACCATGGAATGCATCAGAAACAGTTGTTACTCCGGTAAATAGACGGCCTGTAGTAGTTACCGCATCTAAAGAATACGATAAACCTGGTATTAAAGATGCAACATCTAAGCAGGATAGACTCCCATTCTCATCTAGTTAAATGTACTGCGAGATAGCCATAGGAGGCCCTCATAACAGAGGGCTTCTTATGGAACTCGGAAGAGATATTCATGAGTACATTCACAATGAAGGTGAGACTATGCCTATTTACAGGTCAACATATGTCTATGATGATGAGGCAGTTGAATATGTAAAGGCAAACGGTACCTTAAAGAACTTCTTTGGCTCAAGGAGCATTGATGTTGTACCTATCGACATTGATAGGAAAGACAACAGCGATGAACATACACTAGATATTGCTCGATCCATTGTAATGGATTTGGTTGATATGGGAGCCCCCGAAGAAGCAATAATGCCAATGTTCAGTGGTACCGGTTATCATATAATTGTAGATGCAGGAATATTTACATTTCCTGCAAAGTCCAAGGATTTACCATTCATCGTTAAAAGAACAATCCTTGGAATATGGGACGACCTTGATGCATCTATATATTCTAGAACAGGGATATACAGGCTTGAGCATACTCTGAATCAAAAGAGTTCTCTGTACAAGATTCCATTAACTCACAGTGAATTAAATAATATGGCAGCTGAGAGTATAAAGGAATATGCCAGGACAAGGTTTACTAACTTGGAAATGAACCATCTTGACATAATTGGTGAAGGGAATGGGGAATTAAAAAGCCATGTAACAACTAATATCCCAAGTGTAAGAGCATTTACTAATGTAACTGAACCTAGGAATGTCGTTCCTTGTGTTCAGGAAATGTATTCACAAGGACCAGAACATGGTCAGAGAAATGATTACATCTTAAGAATAGCATCACATTTCAGGAGAAATGGAATACACTCTGATGCCACCAAGGCTGCATTGCTATGGTGGAATAAGAACTCCATGAAAGAAGAGATAGTACTAGATAAGGTAGAAAGTGTATACAATCGCGGGTATAAGTACAGTTGTCATGATCCATTAATGGAAAAACATTGTAAACCACGATGCATTTACTATAAACATAAGGACTATCTTGTTGAAACATATAGTGCACGTGATATGCAAGAAGAGTTAGAGTATAGGCTCACTGCTGATTTTACTGGCAGGAAAATAGACTTAGCCAAATTATTTGGACTAGGAAACGTCGATACTGTAATATATCCAGGCGAACTTGTTACCATATGCGGACCAACTGGTTCAAATAAAACAACATTAGCTCAGAATATTGCATTAGCATATCATGCCTTAGAAGATGTAATAGCCAAGGATGAACAAATATCTACATTATATCTTAGTCTTGAACTGTCAAGCTGGATGATGCACAGAAGGAATCTTCAGATTCTAACTGGACAGTCAAAAGAACAAATAGGTAGAAATGTAAAAGAAATGTTCAAATTTCATAAAAATGAACTTGATCATATTGTTGTCCAAACAGTTGCACCTACTATAAATCAGATTGCTGATAAAATACGTGAATTGCAGCCTGCATGTGTAATTGTAGATTATATTGACCTTGTAGAACCCCCAAAAGGGATGAGAGGTGAATATGAGACTATCAGGTACATATGTCATCAGCTATCCAGTTTAGCTGTAAACCTTGATATTATAATCATACAGATTAGTCAAACATCAAGGGAATATAGCAGGACAGAGATACTTGACCTGTATTCTGGGAAAGGAAGTGGAGCAATCGAAAATGCTTCAAGGAAGGTCATGATTCTTCAGGGAAATGCAAAGAGTCCTTACAAAACTATCAAGTTATTAAAGAACTCTGACGGTGACCTCTGGGAAATCGACCTTAAATGGCAACCATCATTTAGAATGAGGAGAACATACGATGGCGACAACGCAGGAGATAGTCAAGCAGTTACTTGAACTGGAAGAAACCATAGAAGGTCAAGTAGAGTCTCAGCATGAACGTGATACAAGAAACACGCTTCAGTTAGAAATTCAACAGAAAATTGAAAGTATAGATGAATTTCTAATAGAAGTAAGAAAGCGTGAATTTGTAATGGACGCTTCTATAGAGGCACTAAAAGAGGAAGAAGATCGGTTAAAAACAAGGAGAAGAGCACTTTCTCGAACAAAAGACTGGTTTAACCAGAAATTACTTCCTTTTGTAATTGAAAAGCTAGGAGATGAGGACGGAATTTGGGAAACTGATATTGCTAGATATAAGTTATATGAAACTTATGGAGAAGTAAAAGTTGACCAATCCCTTGTTGATGATAAATACAAGAAGGTTGAAGTCCGTGAATCTATTGACAAAAGTAAAGCAAGAAAAGATGCAATGAATGCTCATAAAAATGGAAAGTTAATAAAAGGACTTTCTATAGAACGTCTTAAAAGGGTAAGAAGATCATGAGTATACGTGACATTGTAAAATTTAATATATACAATGATCACGTAGAAAATATTAGCTTGAAAGGATATCAATTAACTTTATTCAACCTAATATCTTGCGGGATTGAACTCGGAGAAGATGTTACAAATTCATACATTCATCTGATTATGTCAGCATGGAGAGCCTCAATAGCGGTTCAGTTTATGTTTAATTGGAAATAAAGCCTTGGGGATATGCACTATCATCCTTACCTCGGATTAACCCTACCTATGCGGTTATGATAAGTCCGTGTGTATCCCCAACTTTTAAGGGCAGCTTTAGAGAAAAGCTTGTTCCAATACATCGAACATATTGGAACCAGGCATACAAACGCTTGATGAGGAAAATATCAATCCTTAAAAGTAACCTTAGAAAGCGTTCTGAAGAGAACGATGTAATATTCAACATAACTTTAGATGAGTTAAAAGAATTATTTTTAGAAAACTACGGCAAAGAGTGCAAATATTGTGAAAAACAATTAAATATCAGGACAATAGCATGTGACCATATTATCCCCCTTTCAAAGGGAGGAGATTCTGTAATTGAAAATCTTCAGCTTATTTGCAAAACATGTAATACACGTAAAGGTCCTCTTGATGAAGAAGATTACTTAAGTTTAATAGATTGGGTTAAAAAGCAAACTATGGAAGTAAGAGAATATATTATGAGGAAATTGGCAAAAGGAGGAAGATACTAATGGAAATGAAAAAAGTAACTTTAAATGACAGAGACTATGACAGGGTTATAAGAGCTCTTAAATGTTATAGAGTAGAATGTTATTCAAATGACGACATGCTTGAAATGGATAAAGTTACATCTTTTCTTGAAAGGATGGATAATAATGATATAGAAAAGGAAATCCAGAAGGCTCAAGGGACTATGGTTGCAGGGTGTAAAGGAAGTGACTGTGATTAATCATTTTCAAATTTTTAGTAAAAATTGAAATTGAGATTTACAAGAATTTATTCATAAATTCTATTGATGTATGCGGAGACTTTGTTGAAAATTAAACATAGCGGGGCATTCACTTTCCCGACCTTCCCTTCTCTGTATCTTTCCAGGTACAAAGGCACCAAGGATGTTCCGCTTAAATTATGGCAGTTAGCAAAAAGAGGTTGGCGCAGAAACATTGTTCCAACTGGAATAAAGGAATATGTAGTGGATTAATATTTAAGTTTACTCATGGGGAAGGTAAATCTATCACAACATATCATATAGACAAGAAAATGGCTGGCAAGGAATGTCAGCCAGATGGATGTCATTTCTATGACACCATAGTATTACCAAGCATACCTAACTAATATGCTACCTCCATAGTACTGAGTTAGGTACAGCATCAAGGGTGGATTATGAGGTTGTATCTCCTTACCACCCTTGGTGTAAAGTTTAAGTATCCACCCCTTCTTCTCCCCCTGGTAATAGGACTGGGAGTTCTCCATTTACCATTGCTCCTCCAAGAAATGCAAGAGGAAGGACTCTTGTTAAAATCATTAATGTTTTATCATATGATATTTTATCAATATCAGGTTTTCCAGGACCACTCCCAATTTTATCTAGGATTCTCTTCGACTCTTTTAGAACCTGTTTAAAATTTTGATCCGTAAGTTTTTGAAGACCACCATCTTTTAAAAGACTATCAAGGATTGGCATTCTCCATACCCGTCGTTTACCTGATTCTCCTAATACTTGTCGAAAAGTCTTATTAGAAGCTCTTTCTAAAAGACCCATGTATTGATTGAATCCTTCTAATTGTTCTCTTAATTTATTCAACCCTCCAGTTTGTGAAGGGTCTCCTCTATGCACAATTGCTTTAGAAATAGGTGACGTAGCAGAGCCATCTTTTAATAATTCTGCATAAAATTTACCCATTTCTAAATTTTTTGTAAGTGGACCAAGTTTACCATGATTATTTACTGAACGCAGTAATTTATATGGTTGATCCACAAAAAAGCTTCCCCCTCTCCAAACTGAATTTGGAAGAACACTTGCTTTTGCACCTAACATTGCTGACATTCTCAACATCAAAGGCATACTATCACTACTTAAAGAATTAGTATTAAGAATAAGATTTTTACCCTTCTTATCCCAAAGCCGTTCTAATCCAAAAAATAAATCCGCCATTTTTGACTGTTCCTTAGCTGAAATTTGTTCAAAATCTCTAAAAGACATACTCATATCTATATAAGTTAATTTATCTGAACCAGAGCCATCTGTTAATATATCTGTTAAATTCTTATGTCTTATTCTATGAACACTATTTCCATAAGCATCTCGCTTCCTCCCAGCCTGTTTTTGTATTTTAGCAGCAAGATGTTCTACTCCAACAGAAGGAGTAACTTCTCCACTTAAATATTCTGGAGACCATACTTCTCCTCGTGTTGATGGATCAGGCTTTCCTGTAAGTGGGTCTATATCTGCTTTTGATTTAACTTTTCTCCATGGAGTAAGCTTAAATTCATATGATTTTTGTCCACTTCCAGGAACTGTACTATCTATCCTCTTCAAATCCATCCAAACATACTGACGCTCAGCCCCTGCGCCACCCCTAACTGGTTGATATTCTATTCTTCTTCCTATTTTATCACCTATCGCCATATTAGATGTATCATTAATAAATTGTGATGATCCAAAGTAACTTGGCTGAGCAGCCTTTGCTTCCGCTGAAATAGGTTTTCCACTTATACTTGCAAGCGTCGCTGCGGGCTGATTACCCTTAGGAACAAGCTTAACAAGCATAGAAGGCTCACCATCAACACGGCTACCGTTTATAGCACGCCCAGCAGTTTCAGCAGCTTTTTGTTCATTCCATAGAAAATCTTTATCACTTATTCTTGGAGGAGTAGAAGGCCCTCTCAAAGGTTGCCCTGTTTGTTGCATTGAAAAAGCCTCAAGAGCTGCTTCATCAAGATCATCAGCCGTCTGTATTGCCGACCTGCCAACCGATCCTCCACTCCCAGACTCTAGCTGCCTAAGCGTATTATTATATGCTCGACCAGTTGCGCCTAAACTAGCTCTAGTTTGAGAGCCAAGCCCCCGAATTACATAGTCTGAACTACTATTATAAGTCCCTCCAACAAAACCTATCCTTCGTGCAACTGCTTGATTATCTAAAAAACCAGCATTTCTTATTAAAGGAGACCATGATTGACCTACATCACGAATATGTTTATTCCAATCAGTCCAAGTATGACCTATATCATGCTGTGAACGGCTTAAAGAACCTCTTTCTACGATAGCACGACTACCTTGTACCTGTGCTATAGTAGGAGCATTAGGAGGTGCTCCTGCTCGACCAACCGAATCTAAGGAGTGGCGAGTAATACCACCGGCTTGCTTACCAGTATGTCTATTTACCTGGAACCTCGATAGAACCCCACCCAAAGCATCAGATTTCATAGTATCTTTATGTCTAGCAAAATTTTGTGTAAAATGTCTTGATGTTATTGCTTCTGCAGCCTCTTCAGTTGGTGAAACAGATAACTGTCCTATTTCTCTACGTGCATCATCTTCAGTCCTCCACATTGCCGTTTTAAAATCTGTAAAATTCTTACTACTTATAATACCATTATTATTTAAAGTCTTCATACTAGCTGTCAACTCTTTCATCTTATCAACAGCATGAACAGTTGTATCGTTAGCATTAAATCCTTTATAACTTCTATAAGCACCAAGCCGCCAACTGTCTTTGATAGCATGCTGTAAATTAAGTGAATTATCTCTAAATATTTTTGTGACTGCTTGGTCAGATAAAGCATAATTCTGATGGCCACCCATTCTTATTAATGCCTCTGATGAATCTCCACCTGTATGACTTGTAAGTCTTGCATTATAATTCCATCGTCCACTATCATCTAAAACAGATACAGCTTTTGTATTTGGATTTATATGAAATCGAGCAGCAATATCATCTATCACCGAAGCATTATATACTTCAGTTAATGGTAAAGATAATTCAGTTGCCGTTGAACTACCTACTCGTGATTGTAAAGCATGCTTCCAAGGAGAATTAGGACCATACGAACTAGACACAAGGCCATGTCTATGAGTAGTTATACGCGAAAAGATTTTCTTCGCTATCTGCTTACTAAGATTTGGTACAAGTGGTGCAAGATACGGCATTATCCCACCCTGATTGTTTCATCCTCTTTATATTTAGTAGCCTGCCTAGATAACTGCATATAAGGTAAGCCAGTCATCTTCTCTACTGCCCTTGATGGGTTCTCCATCATCCCACCAGGGCCTGCTATATCTCTTATAAATCTTCCGAAAGGGAACATAGTATACACATAGTACTCTGAAAGTCTAGAGTAATCATCTTGAACCATAGCTTTAAACATAGGTGGTAACAGCCTTGCTATAGGAGGTGTGACTATCTGTAACGGTTGAAACGGTCTAGGCCATGCTCCAAAGAAAGCTCTCTCTCTTTCCTTATCATCAGCTGAAAACATCAATTCAGAAAAATCTTGTATCCAGTTCCATGGTGCGGGGAGAGCATTCTCAAAGATAGAGTACATAAATACATTACCAAGGCCAAACATCATTAGATCAGCAGTAGCCATACGTTGAAATCTTTTAAAAGCTGGTGTACCCTCTTTCCATCCATGTAAATCAGCCTCATTTATAATATCTTTCCTAAATCTTACAGAGTTCCATGCCCAGGTATGGAAACGAGTCATGACTTTACCCAACTGTGACCTTGAGAAAGCAGGGCGAAAGGGTGCTGAGTACAAGAACTGCGTACCTTTAACTCCTCTCTTAGCAATTTCTATTAGGTAGGGATGATCCAGGTCTTTAATCATAGGACCAAACCTCTCTCTTGCCATAAGATAGTGGGCCAAGAAGGCATCTCTACGAAGTGTACGCTCTGGTCTACGCATAAACCATGCAGCCTTGTTGAATATTATATCGCTGATACCATGCGTCTTAGCTAATCCACGTAGCTTTACATCAGAGAACTCAGGATCACTCCTTATCTTACCCACAGCATCCTTCATAAAACCTTGCCACTGTTTAGTACGAAGAGCTGGATTAATATTTGCTTCGTAAAGTAAGAACTCCTCAACAACACCATGACTCCTAACCCAAGCTTCCACATCATCCTTTGATTCCCACTTCGGATTGATATGAGTCTTGAGAAAGTTCATGTCACGTGATCTCTTGAAGTTCCTCCAACCTGTACTTATAAGAGTATGTACAGTACCACCATACAGGTTTGCAATTGAACTCTTTGGGTGAGCTAGCAACGTTGCCAGTTCATACTTCGCTTCCAGCTGTCCGAGAGAACGAAGTGTTTCAAAACTTACAGAATCAAGAGGGTCTGGAAGATCAGGGTCAGTCTTCTTAAGACCGAGCCACTTCCTTATTCCATCCATTCTCTTAGCCATTCTATCATCAGCCCACCACTTATAAGCTGTAGCATCAAGCTGCATATTTGGATCATTCAACATATACTCAGGTATCTTAACCGGTGCACCCATTGCTTCGTTAGCATACAGTGACCAATAGTTACTCCATGCATTAACAAGTTCGGGCGGCATTCTCCTGTCCTTAGTCCACCTCCTCCTTGCAAGATCAATATTATGACGTGCCATTATCTGAGCCACATTCATATGAAAGGAGTCAATGATATTTTTCATGTACAGATCATACACCTCTGGCTGTGTATTCCATCCGGGTACATGCACTTCCCTGGAAAGCATATTACCTACTATCCTAGGCTTCTGGAGATCATTTATACGCTCCTGTGCAGCCTTCTTGTTAACGGATATATCATTTAAGATATTATGAACCTTATCCCACTGCTCTCCTATATCATTACGTGTGACCCAGTCTCCTGTCACTTGATGATACATCATTGTCAACTTCTTTAGTTGCTTGTCTCTAGCCTCCAGTCCAGCCTCATCCGTACCATAAGAAGTATCATTTAATACATTCTTCAACGCAACCTTTAGATTCTCAGCCGCTTTCTTTTTGTCAAATAACATATGAGGCCAGTACTTGTCAAAGTCTATCTGACCTGTCTTATGCTCTCTCCATTGAAGAGACTTCAGAGCCTTAGCTCTCGTCTCCTGTGTACCAGGAACCTCTAGAACCATAATGCGACTAGCAACCCATTTCGTACCGTCTATCCCCAATGACATATCATAAGGCAAGCCCTTCTGCTGTTGTTGGTAAGCCTCTTTAATAAACTTATCTCTAACAGCCTTTAAAGCAGCATCTGTTCCCTTAACTGCTTCTGTCCTTTCCCATAATTCTTTGAACTCATCAAACTTAGCACCACCACGTAGCCACTCTGATGACTGAACATTCCATGTCTTATAAGTTTCTTTTATTCTTTCAATTATCTGCCTACCTGAGAGTTGCTCAGAAGTATCACCAATCCTTACAATAAACTTCTGATCTCTAAGCTTACCATACTCAAAGTTAGCCTTCCTCTCATTGGCTATGTATCCCTGCGCATAGTGGCCATAGATAGCTCCGGTACCATGCTTTGGTAACAGCTCCTTGGTTGCATAAGCTTTATCCATTTCTGTAACAGCTAGCTCATGTAATCCCACACCCTCTTCTAATGCATAAACATAAGGTCTTAGATCATTAAACAACTTTCCTTTAAACTCCTCATGCTTACCCACACTATACTGCTGAGCCCCATGGAATATCTGCTGTAATTCTTCCCCAACATTGGTCGGTCTGTATATTACTCCAGATACAACGTTACCATGTTGGTCTTTGTATACTCCCCTATCTTTAACAAGCTGTATCTCAGCCCTCATCAAATCTCTGTTAACAGCCCGAGGGAACATATAGTAATGTCTCTTTCCCAGCTTCACAAACTGATCGTCTGATATTTCAGCAAACATTTTCTGATACCAAGTACCACCACGAACCTGTGTAAACCATCTGTCCAACATCTTAAAATCTTCAAGGGTCATGTTGTTCAATTCTTTACCAAGTATCCCACGAACAAGACCATTCAATTCGCGACCAGTTTTAGCTGGGAAATAGTGCATAATATGATTTGTCAAACTTGTTACAACTTCTGCAGCCTTATGGTCTAGCTTACCTTCATGTAATCCTTCAAATGGTGCCGCTCTATCCATATACTTTTGGGTCTCTAGATCATAATCAGATTGTTCAAGAGGAGTACCCTTTACTATGTTACCCATGTCATCCACAAACCTAACAGGCTGGTTAGGTGCATCCTCAAGCTCTTTCAACACTCTTGCCTGATCCTTCTCAGGCACAGCTTTGATATTCCTATCAAACAGTGCGCTGTACTCCTTGGTATATCTACTAATGCTCTTATCAGATACTGCCTTAGATTTAAACCCAATACGTGAGAGACTTGTACCTGATGAAGCTATCTTCATACGATGAGCAATGTCAGCCATCTCCTTGGTAACATATTTCTTTTTCTTAAGCCAGCCATCTATCTTATCAACAAACCCACGATTCACACTCCCAAGCATAAACTGATCGAACAATTCTCTTTCCGCATCAGAGACTAGCCCGTCCTTATATGATGCTATCCTTATATCAATCCTTGCTTGGTCAAGTGCAGCTGACTTGTTCTCTGGAAAGATATCCTTCAACAAGGCTTCCATCCATTTATACTGTTCCTCAGTAAGATTATCATAAATCTCTCTTGGATTAATCTTCTGTTTCATAGCCAGGTAACTGCTAAGCTTTATATTATTAGCAACCTCATGCATACTCCGCACCCTTGATCCACCTATGTCTGGCGTTGGTGCTTCTTCCATAACTTGCTTAGATAACTCAGAGATAATCTTAATACTGGCTACGTCACTCATATCATTAACAATATAATCCTCAGCCTTACGTACCATATCCAAGAGATACCTCTTCCTCTTCAATCGGTCAGAAGGATCAAATCCCTTACGTTTTGAATAAGCAGGAAAATGCTCAAATAAATCTTCCTTGTATTCTGAATGTCCTGGCGTTGTTTGAGCCTCCATACCCGGACGTGTAAAAAGTTTATACTTCCAGACTGTATTGATATAATCACCTCTCCCCTCAGGTGAGCCACGCATCACCTTAAAACTTGACCTCCCAAGAATATTTTTTAACCAATCAAGTTTACTAACCTTTGCATTATGAGAGTCATACATCCTTGTTAATTCTGGGTAGTTCACTCTCTGGAATATACCATCGCTCCAATCTACTCCAGCTAAGACATCAGCGACCTTAGGAAGTAAAGTATTCCTTGAGTCAGGACTAATACCTGGCTTCCAAAGACCATCTGGGTCTAAGTACTGTTCATTAGTTGTACGCTCGATCTTATCCATGATCTCTCCCATAGTCCAGCGTCTTCCCTCTCCTATATTCCTACCATAAAGAGCAGTATTCACACCACTGAATACACTGGTTAATCCCTGACGCCTAAGCCATCGAGCAGCATTAGTACCTATTACCCTTGTTCTATCCCCATTTATTTGACGAGTATGAAACTCATCTGCTACCCACTTACCAGCCTTATACCTCATTACCTCCCATTCAAACAGGTTCTCAGATAACCTGTCAAAGATAACTTCTCTCCCCTTAAGCCCTGCCTCATCCATAGGATCAGATGCAAGAGCTACAGACGCTCTAGCCATCTTCCTAAACCTATCCATATCCTTATCTGATGACTTAGCCTTCATAAATACTATCCAACTACCATCCTTGAAGTTTGCTTCATAAGCATATGTCTCTGCCGGTACTGTAATCCTCTTAAGCTTACCCTCGTCATTAGTCCACTTTAACTGTCTTTCTGGTAATGATCTAAGAGCTGCATGTGAACCAGACATGACTGCTCTATTTACAACAGCAGACCCAAGGAGTCCACGACCAGAAGAAGCAGCATCAGAAGCTACCTTCCTCCTCCACGGACTAAAAGTTAAAGCAGGATTATTAATCTTTCTTAGAACGTCCTTGTCAGTTTCTGAAAGTAGCTCACTGTATGACTTACCCGTTACCTCATCAATAGCTAACTTATTATGGTATACTTTCTTAGCTTTTGTATCATGGAACTCCTCTCTCTGTCCGTGATACATATCTTTCCATGATGCTTTAAACCCATTGGCATCATCACCGAAGAATCCGAAAGATTTATCACCATCAAGGTCTGCTCCACCTAATGCTTCCATTGTCCTACTGTGCAACAAAATACCAAGACCCTTAACTCCAGTAAACCCACGGAAGTGTAGGACATGAGCTCCTGACATAGAATCCATCGGAACACGTGCCAGCACACCCCTGAAAATTTCTTCTATCTGAGGAATATTAGCCTTCTCAACATTGCCGGTACTGTACAAATCCCATAGCTCACCTAGAGTTGTTCTCTGTCCTTTCTTACCAAATAAATCTGTACGGATAGTCAGCTCTCTGTATCCCTCGTCCAGCATAAATATTTCATCCGGCTTCACCTTGTTGGCTTTCATCCACTTATCCTGACGATTAAACTGTGGAAATAACTTCTGTAATCCAATCTCATAAGGTCTCATTCTTCCTGTAAAGCTATTGTTTACCTTAGGCCTGGTAACTGTATGTACAATATAATTACGAAGAGCTGCCATGCGATAATCATTAGTAAACTTATGAAGATGACCAGCCAGTGATTTATCCATAAACCTAATAAGCCTATCGTGGATAGCCTTATATTCTGCTGATTCAAATCTATTCTCTGATGATTCCTTCTCTGTTACTTCCCCTTCAGCAAATAACTCATTCATTATGGTATCATTTACACCCATTATCTTGGAATAAGCCCTATTAGCAAAGACCGGTGATGACTTGATAGCTCTTAACATCGGATCAATACCAATATCTTCTAGATTATTGACAAGATTATCTATCAATTCTACCTGAGTAGGGTTAATAATAAACTTTTCAGCCACAGCATTCATATCTTCATCACCCTCAAACCTTCTCCTGGAGAGAGTATCAAAGACATCATCTATTACAGCCTTATCTACAGGTGAGTATGCATACGGAGTCAAGTTAGATTGCATCTGTTTTGGAACATTCACGGGATCAAGCATATGACGATCAGTTTTCTCTGTCATGACTGTTTTAATATCAGATATTGGAAGCTTAAAGATATAGTTACCAACTTTATCTTCTCCAATTATTCTCCCCAGCTTGTTCCCAGCCATGTTATAAAGTCTAGGTTGACCATCCTTCCACTCCACCTTATTCCAATTTCTCGCACCTGCCTGCTTAGCACTTGATTGATTGATCAACATATGCACATTATGTGCCTTCATCCACTTTTGAACTGGATCAGATGCTAGGTGCATACCGTATTTGCCCAATAGAGCCCCGTAATCGGCGTTCTTAGACACTATAAAGCTTTTGTTGAACTTCCCCTCGCCTGGAAGCCCAGCCTCCGAATTAATGGCATCTACGACCTCTTCCGTAACCAAGATACCCCCATCTTCATGGGCTAACATAGATGTGGACTTTGCATTTAGCCCTAATTTATTTCTACCCTTACTATCCACTCCCTGGTCAAAAAATGTCTCTGCATCTTTCAGCAGGAGAAAGTTCAATTCACCATTCTTAGCCCCTGGTACGCGTTCCTGAACATAATCGGGGTCAGCAGAGAGACCTGTGGTAAACCATATCTGTGCTCTCTTGTTAAATGCCTTAGCTGAAGTTACGAACCCTTTTCCCAGGATTTTCTGCATGTTTTCTTTCGTTATCTCTGGTGAAAAGCCATTGAGTTCAAGAGTATACATAAGGTTTGATATGTATGCCTTATCATACATTGTTTTTGCCTGATCCTCTGGCACTCCACCAGCTTTTAAAAATTGAACGAAATCTTTCCGATCTGCTTCTATATCTGCCCACCTATAATCCTTAGCCCCCTTAGGCATAGCACTGCGTATGAGATTAAATGTAGAAGGAGATGGAAATGTAGCAACCTGATCTATATCTGGATGATATTGAGTAAAATACTGTCTCTCTGCATCACCTTTCCCACCATAATAATAGTAACCCCTCTTATCCAGCTCTGAAAAGTTATGTGCATTCATCTCTGCCCACCTTTTCTCAGCAAGGGCCTGCGACTCTTGGTACCAGGTGGGATCAGAAGCATTCTTTCTAAATACATTTGACATATAACGCTGAAGACTATCTCTGTACTGCTCTATGGCAAACTCCTGATAATACCCTTGGAACTCATTGGATACTATATGATCTACAATAACATATGCAGGGGTCTCTACTGTCAGTCCTTTACGTGCTAAAGCCATCTCATAGACAACATCAATTGCCTTCGGCTCTTCTACTAACCGCTTCCTTGTTCCTGCATCATTAACACCCGATCCAGACTCATCAAAAACTGTCAGTGGCCTAGAGTATACCTCTCGCTCTTTTACTCCTGGCGGGCTATTAACAGTAGTAGTCCAGATAGGCACAGTCTTTCCTTGGAGACGCTGCTTACCCCATCCCCTAAAGAATTGCGTATCTTCTGGCTCCCACTGTACCTTGTAATTCTTAGCAACCCACTTCTTCATATCCTCTTCAGGATTTCTTGTGCCTGCAGCTCTGTGTTTCTTTACTACCTCTGTCCATTTATCATCTACATCTATGTAAGCTCGTATCTGTTTCTCTCTCTGTTTATCAATATTAAGGTCTTCCCATACAGTATTAAGTCTTCTATCAACATACGACTGTGCCTTTAGGGATAAGGTGGGCCTTGATATAGAAGTAAGATCGTTATCATCAAACATCTTATTTATATTACCTTCTGCAATAGAACTGGTATCTTGCTTCTCAAGAAAGATTCTATATACTAAGTCCTTATCAGCCTGCTCTGTAATAGGAATACGTGGCTCACCAAACTCATCATATTCAATTATCCTACTCCTAAGATAATCCCTGGACATCTGTTCAGCTTCTTCTATGTTCACATCAAATCCTCTAGCTCTAAGCTCCATAAGAACAGCATGCGTTACATCCTGACGCTTATCTAAGAATGGTTTTGCCTCTTCCTTAACAATACCTTGTGTCTTTGGATCGAGTGCCTCCCAACCTGGTACTTCTTCCGGCTCTGGGATACCTCCCTCCTGTTTCATCATCTTATTTAAGAACTTATTAGCAGACCTTCGTTGATGAGGCATCTCCTTAACACCGAAGTAAGCTCCAAGTAAATACTCATAGACTTGCTCTGGAGTAGTATCACCACGCAAAGTAGATGGAATACCCATGAATAATGAAGCTGAGAGTCCTCTTAAAATCTTATCTGCTCCTGGCTGACCTGTCTGTACAACATTACCTATACCTCTAAAGAGAGCTCCTGTCTTAGCTCCACCAATAAAGCTTCTCATCATCTCATCTACGCCACCCTGCCATGAACCTACCGCAGAAGCGACACCAAGATGGAATGAGCCTTCAATAATATCTCTTGCCAATCTTCCGCTTAAAAACCCAATAGCATCCTTACTTGCTGCAGCCCGAGCACCTACTGCTGATACAAGAACCTTGTCCATGCTCTTCATAACTGGGTCAGTAACAGCCTTTGCTGCTAGCATTGGTATACTCCTACCCTTTACAGCATGTGCAGCTTTAGCAAGACGTTGCATCCTCATAAGCTGGAATGGTTTAGCAGGCACCCAACCAACAAAGCCGGCAAGGTGACCTACATTCTTAGCTATAGCTTCCCAGGAATTACGTGGAGGAGCTTCATCACCTAACTTTAAGGTAGTAAATCCCTCAAAGAACCCAGTACCAAGACTACTTAGAATCCCACCTATAGCACTCCTATTATCATCGGATGTTTTAGCAAAGGGAACACGATAGAACGAGGCATGATCCTCCATCATCTTGATGAAGTCATTATTAAACAGCTCAGGCCTTATGCCATAAGCTTTAATATAGTCTTTGACTTGGTCTCTCGTTAGAGAGGGTTCAAACTGAGACTGAGCCTCTTGAGGCTGAGCTTCCTCTGGGCCAGGTTGGTCACCTTCTGTATATAATAGGGCCACTACGGTTCAGGGGTAACAGCATCAAGACCCTTTTCCCAAGCAAGGGCTCCACCAAGTGATAATAATATGCCTCCAGCAACCTTGCTATATGCCGGCCCTTTCATTAATAGCTTACCAGCCCTTATTAAAGCTGGAGATTTAGAAGCAATAGCCTTGGTAATTCCTTTAGAAGCAAGACCTCTTGCACCCTTATAACCCATAGCCGTGTAAGCTCCTACTCTACCTGCAGTAGCACCCTCTTCTTCATATCCAAAGGGTTTTCCTATAGCTCCTCCAAGGGGGCCAGCTATAAGTGGTGCACCAAGATATCCAAAACCTTTAGCAGCTTTCATTGCCCAAGGCTTGCCTTTAAATGCCCCCGCAATCTTTGCCCCCGGCTTTGTTGCGGCGACCTTCTTTTCAGCGGCTGCTATTTGCTTACTCCTTGCTGTTTGAAATTTATCAAGTTTAGCTTGTTGAGTACTTGCTATAGTCCCCTGCTTATTTGCTAACCTTTCTTGATATTTTGCTGCTCTTATTAATTTGTCTCGTGCAGCTTTCTGATTTTTCCCAGTTAGAACTTCTGCTTGTTTTCTTAAGTCTTCAGCTTTTCTAGCCATCGCTGCTTGCTTTGTTCCGGCTGTGTGTATTACACCCTGTTGCTTTCTAACAGATGCTTCCTGCGCCTCAAACCTCTTACCAGTCTGTAGATTCTCAAGCAATGCCTGTAAAGGAGCACGTTTTTTCTGTAGTTTCCCATATTGATGAGCTGCTACACCAGTCCCCACAGCAACTGCACCCAGAGTTACACTTTTCGGACCAGTAAAATCTTCTCCGAATGTTCTGTAAGCAGGATCATAATGAGTAGCTGTAGTAAATCCTGCAGCTGTTTCAGGCTTGACAGTAGACATATAATCATTAAATACTTGAGCATTCTCACCACCACCACGCATCGCGTAACTAAATTCCTTGTTACTTAATCCGCTTGTTGCCTTAGCAGATGACAAAGCAGCCGCTACATTCCGATCTTGAAGTTCCTTCTGAGCTGACCAATTAGCTTCGAAAAAAGCTGCATCAGGTGCTACACCCTGATGCGTAGCCGCCTGTTGATACTCTTGCCACATGATTGCTTTCTTAGCCTCAGTAAAAGGAAGATCAGTAAATGCTGCATTATTCACTTGGGCATTATCATAGTCCCATAAATTTTTTCCGGCACCTCCAGCTGCTCCCTGCATTTGACCTGCTATCTGTTGCTTAAGCTTGTTATGTGCTCGGTCTTCCTTTAACCATTTAAACTGTTCTTGTTGCATTTCATCAGTTTTCCGCCTAGCTTTTTCCGCAGCTGACATACTCCAAGCTTGCAATAAAGGGCTTCCCTGCATTTGTCCTACTCTAAATTCGGCCATAACTATCTCCTAAATGAAAATCTCGCACCCTGTGGCTGAGCTTTTGTCATAACATCCATTATTCTTTTTCGTTTATCAAATTTCATCTGTCTTTCACTCTCCCTTAACATTAAATCCATTCTTGATTCTGCACCAGCTACTTCTTGTTGTCCCTCAACCTCTACTGGCTGAATAGGTGCGGCTGCTGTTGCAACAGGCGTTCTCATCTCCAAAGTACTATTATCTTCTCCAGCCCTCTCCTTTATTTGCTCTCCCAAGTACTTTTGCCATGCTGTTTGTGTCGCCCCTCCTTGATGTATTTTCCGATCTACTCCAGATACACCTAGGTCTCCTCCAATACCCTGTATAAATTGCTGCACCATCTCATTCTTTCCCCCCTCTGACTCGTCAGTAAAATCTCCGGCATACATATACTTATGTATATCTGCCGCTGTCATGCTAGGCTTACCTTGTTGCTTAAGTTTTTCTGCTAGATAAGTTTGACTATCCTCAGCAGTAGGCATCACATTAGTCTTTTCTTCAATGCCTTCAAACATCCCACCCTCAGCTAATAGTGTTCTTGGATCAAGATTTTTGACTAAGTTTTTTGCATTCTGTATAAAACCAACATTTGTATCCCAGCCTGTCGCCATTTTTAGCCATGGAGAGGCACTCTCATCGTTAGCTAAGTCAAGATTTACTGCTTGGTTACCGAATGCACCCATTATTATGCCCAGGGCTTATTTGCTACTAACCCTATCAATGACTGTACCATCTGACCTTGGTTAGCCTTGTTTTGTGAGAACTGTGTAGCACCAGCTGTAGCAATATCTTGGCGCCCACTTAATTCTCCTCCCATTGCTTGCAGTCCTGTACTAAAATTTTGACCCATGCTAGTTTGCCAATTAGACATGGCCTTATCCAACAAGCTGGCATACGCACCTGACGCTTGTTGATTTCCTATGCCGCCGCCCATACCCATTCTTGCTGCATTCTGACCCATTTGCATACCTTGCATAGCACCTAAGTCCATTGCACCTCTCTGCCCAAGTTGAAACTGCTGTAAATTCCTTGTACTGTATGGATCAAGAAAGTCTCTACCTACCTGGCCCATCTCCTTCAGGCCTTTCATAACACCTTGGCCACCCATTAACCTCTGCACCTTGTTAGGATCAGCCTGTCCTGTTAGGTTACCCCAAAGACTGTTAGGTCCAAACATGTTTCCCAAATCCATAATTAACTCCTGTTAAGTTCCTTGATCCCAATTTTCATCTGGGTAATCACTTGTTTCTGTTAAATCCATCTTAAAAGTTTTGCCTGTAACATTGTTTCTAGCTAATAAACAGTCTGTCATTTCTCTTAGTGTCCAATCTGCTTCTCCTCGTGTCATGTGAATATCACTTGTACTTACTGAACGACACCAAAGATTTCTCCATCTTTTAGATGATGACCCTAAATCTTGTCCATCTCCAAGATTGTTTGTATCTGCATGAACCGCAGGCTGCATACTACTTACACCTTCTCCTGTAGTATCAGCTACATATACTACACAGTTTCCATCGTCTCTAGCAAACCCAGTATCTGCGTCATCTCCCATTCCCAAGTAAAACTTGTCTCCAGAAGCAAGTTCAATATTTTCTTCACTTTTACAAAGAAGTCTATTGCTAGTATTTTCCATTATTCCAAAGTCACCAGTAGAGGTTTGGAATAAAGACCAGTAGTCTCCATCGGTATGGTTTTCGGCATCAGGTGTACTATCGGTACCTTCTCTAAATACAAGAGAAGTTGTACCACTGGTAGCAGGCCCTACTACACTTATAGTACCATCAGCATGCATTTTTATTCTGTTGTTTGCAAATGTAGCTGACCCATCATCATTGATAGCCCATTCTCCATTAGTTGCTTGCATGCTACCAGTTAGATATACCTGTTCTCCAAATAATCCGTATCCAGAAAGACTTGATCCACCAAAAGAAAGTCCTGCAAGATTACCAACCCTAGTCTTTGTCTTATCAGTACTATGCCAAGCTGCATAACTATCGACTCCATCAAAGATATCCATGAAAGGGGCATTACTATCATCAGATGTTAAATATATGCCACCTCGCCTAGCACTATTAATTGCGTTCCCAATTCTAACAAAATCATCACCCGCTGCTGGTGCTGTTGTGTTAGTATAATATGCTGTTTCGGTGGTAACCTGTCTCCCACTTACAGATGCTACTCTATAAACAAGTTTCTTAATAACATCAGTAGCTCCTCCAGCAGCATTAGCTGCTACAAGTGCTCCTGGAACTATTCTTTGTGCCATAATAAGATCGCCAGAAACAAAAGGGCAAATGTCGTTGTCACTAGGGTCTTCAAATGTAATTGTTCCCACATTATCACCAGAACTTAACCCACTAGAACTCTCTACCTTAGCAGCTGAGGTTACAAAGACAGCACCATTGGTAGCTCTTATCTGTTGTATAAGAAGTTCATATACTGATAGAGTACCTCTTATAGTCATGTTATTAAACTCGGCTGTAGCTGAGTTATCTATTTTCCATCCTCCTCCTGCAAAACCAGATACAAATGAACTAGAGGTTACATCACTTCCTGATACTGTAAGATCTCCACCTATGGTTACATCATCAGGTAGTCCTATAGTCACTGCTCCCGTTGCTCCGCTTACTGTTGTTTCATTAGCAGTTGCAATAAGGGAAGTAACACCACTATTAGAGATAGTAACAGCACCTGTTGCCCCCGACACACCTATACCAGTTCCTGCTACATTAGAAGTAACGCCTGAGTTAGAGATAGTAGCTGTACTCCCTTCACTCTGGGTATGAGATACACCTATGCCGCTTCCAGCAGATACATTAATCATGTAATTGCCTGTAGTATCTGTTCCTAATGCTACTGAGTTAGCTGCAATAGTAGTAGTTATACTAGTTGTACCACTACCAGTAACATCTCCAGATAATGTAATACTCTGAGCACCTCCTGCCGAGGTAATCGCTGCGTCTAAATCATCAAGAACATCCTGTACATTAGTAGAGCTTGAGTTGCCAAATTCAAATGGATATGCACCAATAAGATAAGCACCAGCAGTCCCCTCACCTTGAGCAGCAAGTTCTGTTTCAGTACGATATCTAGTATCATGAGTATGGGAATCGTTGTCAATAGCTACAGTAAGAGTCATATCCTGACTACCATTGATAATGACATCTCCAGAAG